GGACTGGTTTAATGAGATCTGGAACGGCCTGGTCTTTCACTTTACAAATTATGCCCCGGTTTGGGGCGCTCCCGGTAAGACTGCCTTCCTTATCCTGATCGGATTGAATATAGAAATAATGTTCATGTCCTCGTCACGCTCTTTACCCCCAAAACGCCGACCGGCCGGTTCCTCACCGGCCGATCACCTTGGCGATTTCGGTCTCATACGACCTTCGCCCTGCCTTTCGGTCCAGGCATGTTTCCGATGTTAGAGGCAGTCAACTCGCACCGGGCGCCTGAACGAACCTATTATAATTGTCATATAGATGATTGTCAATACGATATGGCCATAAAAAAGGATCCTCCAACCGGAAGATCCTTTTTTTATTGGATTGGATTCCTTCACTTGGTGAGCGTGATCGTCCAGAAGTCGCTGGACAGCGCCGGATCTTCTAGATAGTCGTAAGGGATGGTTCCGTAGCCGGCGTCGCCCCAGGTGGTGTTCCACTCGTTGCGAATTCTTCCAAACTTGGCGCTGTGCTTATAACCCACCAGGTTGATGGCGTGACCGCCTTCATCCATCTCGCCTGGCTGGGGCATGGGAATGGCGCCTGTTTTCGTCTTCATGGGGAAACTGGGGAAGACCTTGATCCCGAAGACGATGATCTTCCCGAGGGACAGGCAGGCTTCCATCAGGTCGATCGGATTGATACGATCGTTGCCGATGCGGTGATAAGCCACGATCTTGTATTTCAGGGCGCTCCGGTAGCATCTCTTCGGGGGTTTGATCGAATACTTCTCGACATCGTACGGCCACTGGGCAGACTGGCAGTCTCCCATTCGTGCCAGGGACTTGATCGAATCGCGGATGGATCCGCCGGCGTCCTCGCCCACGGTGTGCTCCATCACGTGCACGTTGTATCCCAGGAACAGGGCGGAAGACTGGAAGTCCGGCAGGCCTTGGGCCATCCGGTCGAACTCCACCACGCTGAGCGTTGCAAAGGAAAAGCAGTATCCCAGGCGTTTTTGGTCGTAGATCGGCGGGCATTTGGCGCGCAGGTCCACTTCATCTCGCTTGGCTGCGATCACTTCCGGCGGCGGGGCAAATGAAACGTCCCGTGGATCCGGCTTATCCTTGAGCCAGCCTGGTCTAAAAGTTATTTCATCCATTTACGCCTCCGGGTCTAGGGCTGTTATTGAGGTGGCAAATTCGCGCCGCCCGGCGAGAACAGCTTCATCAGTGCCAGCAGGATCTGCTTGCGCTTGTCCGGGTCCAGCAGGTATCCAAGAATTAGGTTGTAGATGGTCATGGCCGCCCCGACGTAAGGCGTAAGTGACGCCAGGAATAGCGGGACCCAGACCACAAACTGGTTGAATTCGTTGCCGAAGGGCGGCACCCACACCGGCAGGGCAGGCAGCACCGCCGGATACCACCACCAGGCCAGCAGGAAGGCGCTGAGCCCCACCAGCAGGGTTTTGACGAACCTTCCCAGATCGATGGTCACCCCGGGTTTGATCTTGGTTACCGCCAGGAACCAGGGGATGAACTTCTCGATCACCAGCGCCAGGAACCATGTCAGGAACATGGCCACCAGCCCGACGATCAAGATTTGTGTGGACGTTAGAGCGACTGTCATCGGAATCTCCTTTCTAGATCCGGTCGAAGATACCAGCGGGTTTTGCTGGCATTTTCACCGGTTAATCACCTTTTTGTTTTGCTTGATGCACTGCCTTTGCGGTCGCCATCTTATTCAGCCGGGACGTGATCATTTTGCTGAGGTCCCCTAAGTTCTTCGAGAGTTCAGACAGGGACTGTAGGTTTTCTTCGCGCTGCTCCTTGATGGCTCCCATGAACAGGACGATCTGTTCCTTCTGCGCTATGGCAGACGCGTCAGCCTGTTTCGCTTGTGCTGCCATGAAAGCGGTGGTTATCTCCTTCAGGTGCCGCAGGAACAGGACGACCACCAGGACGACCACTCCCGCCAGTGGGATCTGCAGCAAAAGGTTCCATGAGATTACATCCATGTAAAGCTCCTATACTTTCGTGAGATACGGCTTGTAAGTCCAGCCGCCTGCTGGATAACCTGCTACTGGCAGGAAATGGGCATACCACTGCTCGGATGTGAGATCGTCCACAACAACGAGGGTGCCTGACAGAAGATAGCCGATCACCGGCCCGCCCCCCGATCCGGAGTGGACGTTTGGATTGACGCCGGCATTTATTCGATAGGTATTCGCCTGTGGGACCGGCGCCGGTGTTGGTGTCGGCGCAGGCAATGGCATTCCGGAGGTGAACTTCTTCAGGTCGTCCACACTGCCGTTGAAATAGTTGCCGTCCACGCTCAAGCTCTGACACCCGAAGGCCGGACCGTTCCACTTGGCGCTGGGCTGCCAAAAGTTCCAGTGTGTCCACGGCTTGGGTGTCTTGACGAATATTTCCCAGGCATACCACGGCAACCAGAGCGGAAAGTGCGTCCAGCCAAGGTTGTTGCTCCCCCAGTCGTTCCAATAGTAATAGCCGACATATAGCATCGGCACGTGTCCGGTCATCTTCTCCACGTAGGTCAGGAAATTCCAGGCTTTCCCAGCCACCACGGCAGCCGTCATCCCGACCAGCGGAAGCACTTCCAGGTCGAGCACCAGGGGAAGTTCTCCAATATCTGTGCCGACAGTCTTCAAAAATAGCTCAGCCTGCCCTATCTCGCTCCAGTTCCAATCCAGGAAGTGGAATGCTCCCCGCAGCAGACCGGCTGCTTTTGCATTTTTCCAGTTCGTGGCAAACATAGGATCGGCCACGTACTCGCTGGCCTTGACAAAGACGAAACTGGCGCCGTTCGCCACTGATTGCTTATAATTGACCAGGCCTTCCCATTTGCTGACGTCAAAGCCTACCGCTCTATTCATTCTCTTATCTCCTATGCTGACTTGATCGCCACGCCATCTGCGCTCCAGTGGCTGGGTGTGCCGCCGATCGTCCAGGTAAAATTCACCGAGTTGCCAGTTGCAACCGCGCTTTGAACATCCACTGCATTGCCAGTTCCAAGTTGCGTAATCACCAGCGTTTGGTTGCGACCAGAAAATGTAAGAGAAGTTCCTCTCGCACACAGAGCACAGATGACCAGATCGCCAGGGTTGCAGGTCACCGTGATATTGACGGCTGTGCCGGTCGTACCATTTTGATTGGCCCAAGTGCCAAATGCAGTGCTTTGATTGATACCATTCAAGGCAAGAGCCACTGCGCCAGCTGTGTTGTTGTACCAGTTGCCAGTCCAGTTGGCCGTCGCTGCACCAGATCCGAGAAGGTATCCGATATAAGACACGGTCGCCGAAGCAGCCTGCACCTGGGTGGGGGTCAATGCGTTCCACAACGGGACAGTAAAGGTATTGGCGTTGTAACCGAAGAAAAGTAACAACTGGTTCGGGGTCACGTTCACCACATTGGTAATAATTGTCCCGCCGGCGGCGGCCACATCCACCGCCGAGTATTTCTGAGTGATCACCTGCGCTGCCGTATAAAACAGCGGATACGGTTTGATCAGTGCATTGATCGTCCCGGTTCCACTGGCCTGCGCTGCCAGGGCGAAGCCGATCACACCCGGCGCCCAGCCCCCTCCTCCGCTGTCCTGGGCATAGTGCGCCGTCGCAGAGGTTGTCAGGGAATGCCCGAAGACCACCGCTCCGGTCACATTGATGCTCTGGATGGTCCCGCCGATTGCCACGATCCCGCTCGCATGGGAGTTCACGGATGCCCCCACCACCACTCCGAATGCGCGCATGTCATTGGCAACGGTTGCCATCTTCAGTCCCAGCCCGCTGGTATAGCTCGCGTCCAGGATCATCGGGTCGCCCACGTTGACGGTGGCGGCGTCGTTGTTGTAGAACGGCACATACAGCAGGTCGGTCTGGCTCTTCAGGTAGGCGTCATTATCCAGCGACTGGTTCTCGCTGGCTGCCGTCCACATGTCGCCAAAGGCGACGTGCGCTTGAGCTACGTAGGTCATGGGGTCACCTCTTCACCGGCCGGTTGGACCGGGGCGGGTTGGGCGGTTTGATGGGCGGCGGTCAGGCTGCTGGTCTGCGCCTGGAGTTCGTCGGCGTTCTCTCCGGGCTGCCAGGAGCGCAGCAAGCCGGGCACGTCCGGCGTGGACAGCCGCGTCTGGTCGATCGGCCCGATCGCCAGCCCCGGCGTGACTCCCCGCTTCAGCAGCGCCGTTTCGATGGTCTTGCGTTCCTCATCCGGGGGGAAAATCACCGGCCGGGCCGCCCGTTTGTTCGCCAGGTTCCCGCAGCTGTGGCAGAAGAAGATCGGATCGCTCGGGGTCACGTATTCCATCCCGCCGCAGCCGTCGCATTTCGCCAGCCAGCGCCCGGCGTCCACACAGGCTTCCACCGGGGTTCCTGCCACGGCGCCGGTCCACTGGCAGCCCAGCCTGGTCGAGTGGAACAGGATCCGCCCGCGCAGGTCGGTATATGGGAAACCCAGCAGCACGTGCTCTTCCAGGGCCTTGTCGGTTGCATCGTAGATTTTGTCGATCATCTTTCACTCCTACATGGCGAACTTGCTCGTCACGCCGATCTGGGTCGTGAAGCGCCAGTACCCGCTCAGGTCCGGGGCCGGCTCCATTCCGAATTTGGTCAGTACCGCCTGCCCGTTTTCGCTCAACCACTGGTGCTCGATCGAGCTGACCAGGTAGTTCCCGCTGATGCCCAACTGGCTCAACGAGAGCGGCACTTGGGCGAACAGGTCCGGGGCGAACTGGACCCCCGGCCGGCTCTCGACCGTGATCTGCGGGAATGCCAGCGGGTTGCCCAGGAAGTTCTTCAGCCAGTTGGCCTGGTCTTCGGCCTTGTAGGCGTTCTCCTGCCAGCGGCTGTCGATGGTCAGTTGCCGCACCTGGTACAGGCTCTGGCTGGCGGTGTTATCCTTCTGGACGGCCACGCTGCTCGGGGAATACAGCGGCGTGCCGCGTATCTTCGCCAGGGTGATGACGCCTGGGCTGGCGCTGCCGTTGGTGATCGCTAACAGGCCTTGCGACCCGTAATCGGTCAGCCCGATCGTGCAGGAGCCCGTCAGGTCGGTGCCGGACCCGTTCGCGGCGGTGTTCACGGTGACGTCGGTCTCTCCGACCGGGGTGATGACCGGGTAGGCTGCCGCCGGGAAGCTGCTATAGGCATAGGTCGCCAGGTAGGTCTTGGTCTCTCCGGCGCCGATCGTGGGGGTATCGGACAGGCGCCACAGTTCACTGCCGTCCGGGCCGAGCGTGAGTGGGTGTGCCACCACCACCACGCGGTTGCGCACGGCGTCCCACGGCTGAGGCAGCAGGATCTCTTTGCCGATCCTGTCCTGGGTGATGGTCGCCAGGGATGTAAAGACGTGGTAACGATCGTAGAATGTCGCGTAATCGGACGCCGACATGAAGAACCATCCCAGGCTGGAGTCCACCAGGTCGGCGATCTCCTGCGCAGCCTTGCGGTCCGCCCACCAGTAAGCCAACTTATCTGTGGCCACGTCAGTGACATGCCACGGAATACCGGCCATGTTGCAAACTAGGACAATTAAATCTTTAAGATTCGAGCCTGCCGTGACCGCATACTGGATATCTTGTTTTTCCAGGAGGTCCAAAGCGTCGACGATTTCAAGGGTGCAGGTCGACAGGTCGCCGCTGGTCGGGCGCGGTATCACGAGCCGCCCGACGATCACCGGGTAGGTGGTTGCGGTGCTGTTGTCGGTCACCGTGACCACGGCCTTGCGCCCGGGCAGGATATAGGGATACAGCGGGCTGGAGGTGTTGTACGGGTCGAAACGCCCGTCGGTGTTGAGCATCACCACGCTGCAGGTCCCCGGCTGGACGCGTTCGTAGCCGATGGCGTTCCCGTCCCCGTCCACGCGCAGGTACTCGTCCCGCCCGCGTTTGACGTGCATGCCGATCGCCCGGCTGGCTTCTTCCACCATCGTCGAGCCGTCTCCCGACCAGTTCACTTTAATCGACCAGGTCAGGCTCATCAGAACCGCCCTTTCGACTTCTGTACCAACTGGTCGATCAGCGGTGCCAGGCGCATCTTCAGTTCGGCTTCGTCCGCGAACGAGAGCATCGGCGAATAGTTCACCACGAACATCATCCCGCCGCCCCCGCCCAGGGCTGCCTGGGCGTCCTGTTTGGTCAGGATGTAGCCCCCCCCACTCACAAATACTTCCGGCCGGCTGGAGGCCTGCTCATTCCATAGGTACGAATTCGGCTCCACGGACCCACCCTCGCCCATCGGTTGGTAAGTGCCCGGCTGGCCCACTTTTTTATAGATGTCGACGTAGGTGGTGGTGATGGTTGCATTGGCATTGACCGCGTTGTTGGCGACGGTATTCGCGTAATCCAGCCACTTCGTCGCCATATCCGCTTCCCCCTGGGTGATCAGTCCTTGCTGCACCTCGAGGTTCAGGTAGGTCGACATGTCCATCTTGCCGGTCATCACATCCTTGGTGAAGATGAACTGGTCCACCATCTTCAGCAGGGAGTCCTGTTCGGATTGTTGGGCATCCGCCAGCTTGGTCTTCAGGTCGGTGATGTGCTGCCCGGTTTCGCTATAGCCCTGCTTGCGTGCCGTGGTGAGCTGGTCCTCAATATCTTTGATGCTCTTGTCGCTGTTGACGATCACTCCCAGGGCGTCGTTGAGGAATTGCGACTGAGAAGCCTGTTCTTTCTGGGCTGCGGCTGCCGCATTCACAGCCGCGGCTTGCGCAGCTGCAGCATTGGCGGCTTGCTGGGTTGCTGCGGCTTCATCCAACGTCGGCCCAACATTGCCAACGACAGCTACAGTTAGATTTTTAACACTGGTTTGATTCCCCGTCAGCCAGTTGTCGAACATGACTGCCGCGTTTTGAACGTACGGAAGAAGCTGGATCCACCCGGATAACGATTTCGAAAGCTCGTCTTCCATCAGCTTGAGCATCGGAATAAAAGCGCTTCCCACCGTTTCGTTGATTACTTCGAATTCATTGTCGACCACCGCCTGCTTGCCGGCGTAGGTATCCAGGGCCGCTGCTGCCTGGCCGCTGAATTTCGAGTTGAGTTGGTCCATGATGATCGCGTCTGCCCCGGCGATATCCCCTGCCGTCATCATGGTCGAGATCGTGTTCTGCATTTCGCGGCTGAAGCCCAGCCCGCGCAGCCGCCCGGTCTCCAGTGCCATGCCCAGCGTGTCGGCTGCCTGCGGCAGGGACTCTCCCAGCCCGGCCGCCATGTTCTGGATCAGTGCCAGGTCGCCCGGGATCTGGCTGGTCGGGATGTCCATGTAGCGCATCAGCTCGTTGGCTGCGGCCTCGATCTCTTCGGTGCTGAACAACCCCCGCATGCTCTCCGCTAACTGGTGGACCTGTACCGTGCTGGTCTCGCTGCCCCTACCGGTGCTTTGGATCGTTGCTCCCAGGCGCGCCATCGTGGTCTCGGCCTGGGAAGCTGCCTCGATATCTTGTTTCAATTCATCGAAGAGGGCGTAGGCCGCTCCGGATAGGGTGGTGAAACCGACCACGTCCCCCAGGATCGACATGCCCAGGCCTAAGAGTTGGCTGTCAAGTTTGCCCAGGTCGTCGTTGGCATCCTTGGCGCCCGAGCCTTGCTTGACGATATTCAGGATGATGTTGAGAATGCTGTCTTTGCTACCCATTGTTCTTCGGCGTCCTCTTCGGGATCTCGTCTACCACCGCCAGGATGGCTTCCAGCCAGTCTTCCGGGACGAGTTCGTCCACCTCCCACGGCCAGACCGCCTGGCCGGTCACCTGGTGGACCTTCATCGCCCGCAGCACCCGGCTCATGTAATAGTCATCCGTGGCTGCGCCGACTGCCAGCAAGCTACAGGCGGCGCCTATCCTTTTTTTACAGTGCCCTGGTGCTCCATCATCAGGCGCAGGCTGCTGCCCACCATCCATCCAAACAGCTGTGGGTCCGTGTCGGCGCTCTCCACCCGGAATTGGTGCACGGTCTCCGCCGGCACGTGCGTCTCTTCCGCTCCCTGGCTCCAGATCTCGGAGATCCACGCGTCGATCTGCCCGAGCAGTTTCGTAGCTTCTTGTTCCAAAAAAGCTACGGCTTTAAGTTGGGCTGGAGTCAGCGGTTGTTTCTCGGCATTTAATCTCTTCTTCTGCGCATCCAGCTCGAGCACACGCCGGCTGGTCTGCCAGTACGTCCGCCGCTTCTCGAGCGGTGGGTTGATCCATACCTGCACGCATTGCCCGGCCAGTGCAGTTGAATATCCGCCCAGGTCGAGCGGAGCGGTGATCTTCGGGATCTTGAATTCCATAGGATCTCCTGAGACAAGGTGACTTCAAGTCACCGTTGTCCACACTGGCGCTATGAAGCGCCAGTGTCCGTTTCTCCAGCCTCAAGGCAGGCTGGTTAATTGATTCACGTAGGTCACCACGCAGTATTTGGCCGCTGTGGAGTTGTATTTGGCGTGGAACGTGGCTGAGATGATGTCCGAGCCGTTCTGCTCTCCGATCGGGTCGAATTTCTCCCACTTGCCGGCCAGGTCGATATCCCGCGTTTTGTTGGTGTAGGTCGTGCCCGCTGTGGTCAGCAGGCTGCCCAGCGAGCGCAAGCGGATCAGGCGCGGCGTCTGGGCCCGCCATGCCGCCCGCTCCGCCTGGCTGTTGCCGTTGAACAGGAAGCTCATCTTGACCGTGATGTCCTCCGGTACGAATTCCAGGTGGTTGAAGTACAGGTTCCCGTCGCCGGTATCCTTCCCCAGGATGCCGGTCTTGATCGTCACCGTGGCGGAAAGCAGGCTGTTGGTCACCTGCGTGGTGCCGATCGTCCCGCTCACCAGGTCGATGTACAGCTTGGTGTTGCCGAAGGCGATGTCTTCCACGGTCGGCACGGTCAGACCGGTCGGTCCGCCGCTGAAATATTGGCTGACGGTGATCGTGTTGGCGGCGCCTTCCGTGACAGTTACCTCGGTCACGGTCAGTTGGCCGTCCGCCTGGGCCGTCACCGTGTAAATCCCATCATTCGAAGCGGAGCCCAGCACCTTGACGATCATGGCTGCCGAGAAGCCGTTGGCCACCTTGAATCCGCTGGCCGAGTCCAGGATATGGTGGGCGTTGTCGAAGGAGACCGTGGTGGCGTTGATCACCGCCGCCGCCGTAAGCTGGCGTCCCATCAGGGCCCCGCTCATCATCCAGCCGCCGTCGCCCTTGCCGTCCAGGACGATGGAATCGGTGAACCCGAATTCCATCACCTCGATGCCCATGTCGTCGCCTGCTTCCACCGTGCGGATCCCCAGCGTCGCTTGGGTCAGCTTGTTGGCCGGCGTGGTCCAGAACGGGTAGCTGTAGATCTTGCCCGATCCGGCTCCGTCCGCCACGCCCGTCCCGATCTTCTTGGCGCCCATCTCAAACAGGTATGGTCCTTGCTCGAAGGTCTCCTCGATCGGTGCCAGGGTGATCTTTCCGCCCAGGCTCGCCAGGTAGGAGCGGTCTGCTCCCGGCGCCACTCCGATGTCTTCTTTCGGGAAGACGAGCTGGCGCAGGTCTTCGGAAACACCCACACCCCGCCATAGCGCCGTGGCGGCGACGGGCGTCCCTGGGGTGGCTTCCGCCCCCCACTGGATCTTGCGCAGGGCTTTCGTGCCTGAGTTGGTCTGGATATTGGGCATGGCTTACTCTCCTTGAGCCGAGGCGACTACAAGTCACCGTTGGCCACTTCGGCGCCATCGCGAAGCATCCCTGGGGAATGAGGCGTCGAAGTCGTTTCTCCAGCCTTACGGTAGGCTGGCCAACTGGTTTACGTAGGTCACCACGCAGTATTTGGCTGCCGTGGCGTTGTATTTGGCGTGGAACGAGCCCGAGATGATGTCCGAGCCGTTCTGCTCGCCGATCGGGTCGAACTTGTCCCACTTGCCGGCCAGGTCAATGTTGCGCGTTTTGTAGGAATAGGCGCCGGGGGTCGTCAGGGCGGAACCCTGGCTCTGAACCCGGATCAGGCGCGGCGTCTGGGACCGGAAATTCGCCCGCTCTCCCTGGGCATTGCCGTTGTATAGGAAGCTCATCTTGACCGTGATGTCCTCCGGCACGAACTCCAGGTGGCTGAAGTAGTACACCCCATCGCCGGTGTCTTTTCCAACGATCCCGGTCTTGATGGTCACCGTGCAGCTCAGCAGGCTGTTGGTCACCTGCGTGGCACCCAGCGTCCCGCCCACCGGATCGACGAACAACTTGGTGCCGCCGAAGGCGATATCTTCCACGGTCGGCACGGCTAATCCCGCCGGTCCGCCGGTGAAATATTTGATGATAGTGATAGTGTTGCCAGCGCTCTCGGTCACGGTCGTTTCGGTCACGGTCAGTTGCCCGGCGGCCGTGGTGGTCACGGTGTAGATCCCGTCATTCAGGTTCGAGCCGATCACTTTGATAATGATCGGTGTGGCGAACCCGGCCAGCCCGTTGCCCGAATCCAGGATGTGGTGGCTGGCGTCGAAGGAGATCGTGGTGGCTGTCACGGCCAGGCCCGCCGTGAGTTGCCTCCCCATCAAGGTCCCGCTCATCATCCAGCCGCCGTCGCCCTTGGCGTCCAAGACGATCGAATCGGCGTAGGCGAATTCCATGATCTCGAGGCCCATGTCGTCGCCGGCTTCCACCGTGCGGATCCCGAGCAGGGACTGGGTCAGTTTGTTGGCCGGCGTGCTCCAGAACGGGTAGGTGTAGATCTTGCCCGTCCCGCCCCCATCCGCTACGCCCGTCCCAAGTTTCTTGCAGCCCATCTCGAACAGGTACGGGCCCTGCTCGAAGGTCTCCTCGATCGGCGCCAGGTTGATCTTGCCTCCCAGCGACGCCAGGTAGGAGCGGTCCACGCCGGGCGCCACCCCGATGTCTTCCTTCGGGAAGGAGATCAGGCGGCTGTCCTCCGCCACCCCCACCCCGCGCCACAAGGCCGTGGCGACGACGGGCGTCCCCGGGGTGGTCTCCACCCCGAGCTGGATCTTGCGCATGGCTTTCGTGCCGGAGTTGGTATTGATGTTTGGCATGGCTTACTCCTTGAGCCGAGGCGGCGTCAAGCCGCCATCGGCCACTTCGACGCCGTGAGGCGCCGAAGCGACTTCTTTCGTAACCGCCGCGGCTTTCTTGCTGACTTTTGCGGGTTTGGCATACAGGCCCGTGGCCAGCAGGAGGGCCTCGCCGCCGTATTGCTGCAATTCTTCGGCGCTCAAATCCCTGGCCGGGATCCCGATCTTATGATCCCCATTTCCGATATAGTTCAACATGATTGCTCCTTTTTTATCCGCTCAGGCTGAGCCCGATATTTTCTTTGACTTCCCACATCACCACCAGGCCATAATGGAAAGGCCCGGAGCCGTACTGCAGTTTGCTCATCCGGATGGACTTTTGGCCTTCCGGCAGTAGGAAATATTGCACTTTGCCGCCCAAGGTCCGGTTCACCGTCACCGCCAGCAGCACCCGGCTGAAATACTTCATCACGTCCGGCAACAGCGCCGGATCGTCTGCAGATGTTACGTGCAGCTCGGTCTCGCCGCTCCAGATCAGCGCCGTGATCGCTCCGGCGGTATATTCCGGTTCGGCCTCCGGCACATAGGTCACCGCGCAGGGATATTCCGTCAGTGCGCTGGGGATCTCGCCCCGGTCGAAGACATGGTACGCCTTGACCTGCCCACCGGTCCCGTTCGGGAGGCTCCCAAAGACGTCGCAGACCGCATCCAGCCAGTTCTCAATCATGGACGCCCAACTCCTGCAGGGTTTGGTCCATCGCCGCCGAGAAGATGCTGGCAATGTCCTCCTGGTTGCGTTCGTAGGCATTCGAGATCATGAATCGCCCGGAAAAGCCCGGGTGGATCCCGATCGTCTTCCACTGCCCGTTGACCAGCACGTGCCGGCCGGTGGGGGCAAATCCCAGCGTTTTCATTTCCTGGAAGTAGTGCATCCCGCTCCGGCTGCGGATCGTGGACTTCGGGGTCAGGTCATGCTCACGCGCCCCGTATTCCACGATGTTGATCCACCAGGGGCTGCGCTTGCCGCTGCCGCGGTTCCAGCCCACGGTTCCCGTCAGGTCCAGCCCTGAGCCAGTGATGCGTGTCTCCAGCGAGGAGCGGCTCAGTCCCGTCAGGCTCGGCACGTTCGGCTCGACCGCCGACAGCAGCATCGATGTGGCGCGCTGCATGGCCGGACGCAGGTTCTTCTCTGCCGCTTCCTGGATCCCGTCCAGTTTGGCGATCTGGTTCTTCAGATCCTCCGAAATGACGCCTTCTTCTTCGCTCATGCGACGTCGAACTGGCTTTCCACCTTTTCCCAGATGTCCCGGGGAAAGGCATTGTTGTAAAAGACCTCGCCGAGATTGGCATTGCCGGTCTTGCCGGCGTACTGTGCATCGTCCAGTTTCTTCAGCAGGGTGGCGATCGCCTTGCACAGGGTGCTGACACTCTCGGGAGGCAGGTAGCGGCTGATCGGCGTGCTCAAGGCGTGTGTAATGGCCGTGGTCCCGTTCACGCCGCGTGTGACCACGAACGTGCGGTAGGCGTCGATGGCGGCCCCGTTGCTGTGGGCGGCCTTGGTCGTGTTGCGGTAGCCGCGCACCACGCTCCACTGCGTGGCATTCTTGTCCAGCACCAGCAGCTTCTCGAAGTCGATCCGGATCGTTTCTCCGATAGCTGCGGCCGCCACGCTGGCCGGGGTCAGGGCTTCGTCAGCGTTGTTCAGCGCCGTGCCCAGGGTGGTCACGCCCGCCGTGGGGGCACCCGTGGCGGTTACCAGCTCCTGCTCTGCCTCCACCAGCAGCACCATCCCCGGGGAGAGTTGTGATCCGTCTGCCACCTGCAGGGTCGTTCCGCTGGCATCCGCCTGCTGGGCAGCCAGCACCACCCCCAGGAGCACGGACTTCTCGAGTTTGCCCCACAGCCCGGGCACGGCCACCGCATCCCGTAGATTGATCCATACCTGCCCGTGCGGCGCCAGGGGGTTGAACGCCAGACTGGTATAAGGCCCGTTCTCCCACATGCGGTCGCGGGGATAGGTCAGCCAGTCGAAGGTGGTCAGGGTCGTGGTGTAGTTCAGAATGGAGCCGGTCACTTCGAGCAAAGGCGTGGTCAGCCGCAGCCGGATCTCGCCGTTTCCGTCGAAACGCTTGGTCTCGGCGAACGGGATGAAGGCGCCCAGCTCCTGGTCGATAAAGGAGCTGGCCGCCCGGATGTAGCTCACCAGGTCGGCTTCGTTGCCGCCGATCTTGGCCAGGTCGGCTACGGTGCAGTACAGTCGGTCCATGTCATGCTCCGATCAGTCCGGAAAAAGAGCGGGCGAAGACAGGACGTCATCCGCGCTTCTGGGCAGGCCGGCGCGCTGGGATGGCTTTCTCCGCCGGCTTTTGGGCTTCGGCGGTCTCGACCACCGCTTTCAGGTAGCTCGCGTCGATCACGTTCCAGCCGGCCTGGATGTGCGCCTCCACGGTGGTGGGATGCACTTCGCTGGTCTCGCCGGTCTTGCTGTTGAACATCTTGACCAGTTTCCCGGACATGGTCGCATTGGCCTGGGCGACCACCAGGCCGCTCTTGGCTAGCTCGACCAGGTCGGCCGGATCCACGATCTTCCAGCCGGCGCGCAGGTGCGCCTGGTAGGTCGAGGGATGGATCTCGATCGTCTCGCCGTCTTTGGTCACTTCCACTAATCCTTTTTTCATGGCTTCCTTCCTTTCTGGTCGGAGCCGCCTGGCTCCGACCAGAGAATGGTTTCGCTTGCCTGCTATTAGGCCAGCAGGATGGCGATATGGTTCTGCTTGATGGCCGCGCAGCCCCATACGATGCGGACATCGAAGGCGATGCGGCCGTACTGCTTGTACATGGCGACCTGGAAAGCCAGGCCGGTGACGGGATCGGTGATCTCGATGACGTCGTCCGCGGCATCACCCTGGGGCGGCAGCTTCGGAGCGCGTGTGGCCAGCAGGATCGCATTGCGATCGAAGGCGCACAGCGGGGTGAAGTTTCCACCGATGGTCATGGCATTCGCGGTGGCAATCGTCACCAGGGCGCCTGGGGCGCCGATCGTGATGGTGCCGGGGGCAGCCACGCCGATGTTGACCACGTACTTGTTGACCGTGTCGGCGGCGAAGGTGACGATATCGCCGGCCAGTACCGTGCCGGAACCGGTCACCAGGGCGATGGCAGCTACACCGGGGGCGGTGGAACCGCTGGTTACATAGGAGGTACCGGTACCTTTGGTGATCACGGAGCAGGCTGCACTCTCGTGCAGGTTCAGGCCTTCGAGCCGGCCCAACGACCCGTTCCGCAGCATCTCATCCGTGCCGGCTTCCATCACCCGGAAGAGCTCCGAGTGTTTGGCGCGCAGCGGGAGGGCGGCGGTCGTGGAGAGCACCAGGTGCAGGTCTCCCATCGGTGCGCCGTTGTCTTCCAGGATCTTGCGGATGCTGGCGATATCGGTCAGGTCGGTGGCCGTGCCGAACGGGGTCGTCGCGGCCGTGCCGTAGGCACGCGAGGCGCCCTTGTAGGCCGCCGTGAACAAGTCGATTTCGATCAGGTTCACCAGGGTGCGGATGCACTGGGCAAATGCATTCTTGATGATGTTCTGGTCGTTGCTGCCGTTCTTCAGGCCCAGGATGTCTTCACCGGTCAGGTAGAACGGCACGGCCTTGGATTTGCTCAAGGTCAGGGTCGGCGCAGCCACGGTCAGGTCCGAGGGGCTCGGGCCGTAGGCGGCCGGGGTGAAATCGCCGGCGGCGATGGGCGGGACGACCGGCCAGGCCACGGTCTCGCCGACCGCGGCGCGATCAGCAGACGAGTTTTTGTTGACGGCCGGGATGTACCCGACCAGCTCGCGGCTGACCACGTCCAGCGCTTCGTACAGGGTGGGCATCAGCCCGGTAAGGGTGTTTGCCATTGGTTAATCCTCCAACGCCCCACCCTCGTGCATATACTTCGCGCGGTCCTGGGCGTCCAATGCATCGAACTCGGAGCGTTTCATCAACTTCGGGTTCTTCTTGCCTTCCGGCCTGAGCGCCGGGGAAGTGGGTTCGGGCAGCTCTTTTTCCAGCTTCTCCAGGGCTTCACGCTCCTGGATCGTCTTGGCCAGCTTGCCGATCTCACCGCTTTGGTTATCCTCGCCCATCAGGGCGACATACTGGGTCCGCTCTTCGACGCTAAAGTCACGGTTCTCGCCGTCGGCTTTGTCGACCAGGGCGCGCGCCTCGGCGATCTTTGCAGCTCGCTTTTGGCGCCATTCGATAGATGTGGTCATGGGTAACTCCTTGAATGGTTGATTAGAATAGGTCCGCCAGATCCAGCATCCGCCGCCGGGCTGCCATGTGCGCTCGCACCTGGGCCCGTGCAGCTTCCTCCTCGGGGGTCGCATGCCCTTCGCCGCCTGGCTCAGGGATAACCTCCGAGGTCGCTGACAATTCGTTCAATTTCGAGCGCACTGCTGCGCTCGTCTGGTCGTAAGCAGGAAAGGTCACCGGGCTGACGTCGATCAGCTCGCTGTAGGTGACGACCGTGCGCAGCGGCAGGATGTTCTTGTCCTCGGGCTGCAGCCAGCGGTCTTCCTTGACATTGAAGGAAAAAGAACTCTGTTTGATGTCGCCGCGCTTGACCTTGGCGTACAGGTTCATGGCTTCCTGGTCGTCCGGGTTGATGTCGATCGAGTAATGCAGCCCGTCCGGTCCATCGGTCAGGCGCAGGGTGCCGTTGGTGGTGCGTCCCAGCACCTGCGTCCAGTCGTGGTTGTTGGCCGCGATCACGTCCGGGTTCTGGGAAAGCACTTCGGTGAACGCGCCGGGCAGGATCGTCTCCCGGAAGGATTGCCATCCGCCGATCACGGCTTCCTGGTTGTAAACCGCCGCCACGCCTTCGATGACCGGCTTGTTCTCGACCAGCGCTGCGCGCAGTTCCACGCTCACCGAGCGGCGCTCGACGTTCGGGTCGGCGCTCTTCAGTTCGGCTGGCTCCTCGCCGGCGTCTTTCAAATGGGCAGACGCATGGTTGTAGACCCCCTGGCGGTCCTTGTCGGGGATGTCTGCCCCACCCATCCCGCCATTCAAAATGGCAATGATCGACTGGCAGGCCTTGACGTTGGCCGCCCCGATCGTCCCGGAACTGTCGACCATGTGGTGTGGGAATTTATAGGTGCTCTTTTTGGTGGCATCCCCTTCCGGATCCTGCCAGGCGTACATTTTGCGGTAGTACGCCTCGGTCTTATCCGCCAGCAGCGCCTTGGTGTTCGCTCCGCCGTCCCATTTCTCGTCGACGGTCTTGGTGTGGTGTACAGGAATTGCACTCATCTCTTCTCCTTCATCCGCTCTACAAAGGTTTCCCGATCTTCAAAGACCATGTGGGCATCAATAAATCCGCCTAGACGAGAGGCGCGCTTGACCATACAATTAGCACAGAGCACCCCATTGGTTCCCTCTGAATGAATTTGTTTCCATTGTTCGTCCGATAGGCTGGTATCTAGCCCGAAATGCTTATAGGGTTTCTTGCAGTCATCACATCGGGCACTCATTTCGATCTCCTTATCTCCAGGCTGCCACTAAACACTCGCAGCCGTTGTGTGCCGGTGGGTGGCCGACGTTTCCGGACGGTTTCAACGGGCTGGGTGTCCCTTCAGGTTGAAAATCCTGCCCCGCTGACAGGAAATCCTGGGTCACCGAGACCACCGTCCCGTCCAGGGCGCTGCAGTAATCGCAGGCCGTGGAATTCGCCATCCAGACCAGCTCCAGGAACCCGGCCGCCATGAAGACCGCCTTGGCCACCGCATTCCCTTCCCGCACCGACTCCCACATGGCGATCTCGTTCGAGCGGGTGGTTTCCCAGTCGGAAAGTTCGCTGTCCAGTTCATCCAGGGGATCGCCTTCCACGCTGGTGGCTTCCAGGGCTTGCTGGATGAGCTTGCGCATCTCGGCTTCGGAGATGCCGGCATGTCGCCGGACGTAACTGTTGAGGTAGGCCCGCACGAACTGCTCGAGCTCCGGCGTCCAGCCGTCCGAACCGACCTCGTCGCCGGCCGCGCCGGCCATTAGTTGCCCGTAGCTGGTCAGCACCGGGGCGAACGTCTTGCGGATGAAGTCCTGGTGGCTCTGGTAGAACGCCGTCAGCCAGGCGTCCATCTGTTGCTCGTTGCGGGCGGACCGCTTGAGATACTTCCCGGCGGCTTCCTTGACGTCGTGGATCTCACGCCGCAGGCAGCGCGCAGCCACGTCCTGGATCAAGGGGCGCTGGGTCAGCATCAGCCGCCTGCGCAGGGCGGCCGAGCTCGCCGCTCGTTTCATGCGCTGCGCATCACTGAATTGGTCAATGGGTAGTTTCCGGGCGCGATTGCCCTGCGTCGAGTCCACGGGTTCGCTGGCGTTGGGGTCGGAGCTCCCCACCGTGTTCATGTTCAAGGGGATCAGGTACTGGTCGCCCTCGACCGCCGGGATCGGGTTGAGGTTTTCTTTATCGCGCACATCGTTCCCGGAGAGCCAGCCCCACTGGCGCCCGATGGCATACGCCGCATAGCGGGACTGCAGGTTGCCGCGCATCAGGCCTTCGACCAGGATCTCGTTGTAGTACTGCACGCGCTCGGGGGCCGTCAGGAGCTGCATGTTGGCGCGCTGCTCGATCTTGACCAGCAGCGGCCGCAGTCCGTCGGTGACGTATTCGATCCCCAGCTCCTCGATGTTGTTCAGGGTCGCCCGCACCAGGTGTTGGATCTTGTGGGGCGGGATGCGGAAGATGCGGCAGATCTCTTCCAGCCCGAACTGCTTGGTCTGGATGAACTCGGAGTCCGCACCGGGCAGCCCGATCTCTGTCACTTTAACCCCTTCCTCGAGCACGGCCACCTTGCTGCGTTTCCCGGCGCCCTGGTAGCTCAGGTTCCAGCTGGTAATGATGTTCTCCAGAGCCTTGTCGCTCAGTTCTTTGGGATATTCGAGCGCGATTCCCGGGCGGGCATCGTTCCCGAAAAACGATCCGGTGAACTGCTCGGTGGCCATCAAAATGGCGATCGATTGTTTTGCCAGGGTGATCTTGGAGTAGCCCACCAACCCGTCGTAGCCGAACCCGGGGATGTGCAGGATGTCCTGCGCCAGGAAGGCCTGGTGGGTTCCGTCCGCTATCGTGTAGAGATACCGTTTCGGCTTGTCTGGTTGGGTGTTGTCCCGGCTGACACGCATGCGGTCCGGGCGCAGCGGCCAGAGTTCCATCACCTGGCCGGCTTTGTTGCGGATGATCTGCGAGTAGGAGTTTCCCCAGGCCACGATGTGCCCCACCATGATCTCACGATATTCCATCGAGGTCATCTCCGGGTTGGGTTGGTCGTGCAGGATCGGGAAGAGGTAGTGGTCGCTGGCCAGCTCCCGCCCCCGTTTCAGCCGGCGGTATTCGAACCAGGGCAGCGAGCCGCAGTCCTCGGTCAGCACCGTGATGCAGGCCATCACCGCCGGCACCCCCATCGCCGTGTCCGGGTTGACGTTGGCGCCGGTGTAGGCGTTATTGGCGCCGCCGGCGCCCTGTAAATTCCAGCGCCGTTCGGAGGGCTGAGGTTGAGATGCCATTTCAACGCGCGGGGATGCCATTCGTCGCAGCATTTACTTTTTCCCTCCCAGCCACAGGCCTGTGCCCGTCAGGACGGCGCCGTCTGCCGCCAGCCCCCAGCCCCAGCCCACGGCCAGGCCCAGGCCTGTAAATAAAAAGACCAGGCCGGCCAGGAACAGGAGGTCGATCAGCTTGTCGTCGGAAAGGATGGGGGATTTTGGAGGAAGCTCTTGCTCTTCGGGTTCAGGCATGTCCACCTTAAATAAATAAACCCACAAGCCGGATCCTCACGGTTCCGAATCTTGTGGGCGGTAAACTCCACGTTCCCTATTTGCCCTATCTCTGGCGGTCAGGATCGCTCCGGGCCGTTCAGGTGGGGGTTTTAGATATTTATCCTAGCACAAATTTTCCAATTATGCAAGAGGTGTTTCGGCGGAAACGATCATTTCTTTTCGTGTTCCCGGGCCCCAAACATGGTTTTGCATTTTGGGCACACGGTCAGAAATTCCCCTTTGGGGTGAAGTTTTTGCTCAGCGCGGATCTGGGCCAGCTCCGTGGCCGCCAGTTGCATCAATTTCTTGGAGATGGTGATCGTATAATCGCCGGTCGTTTTGTCCGGATGCTTCAAGATCATAGATACCAGCAGGTCGAGTTCGGTCATTTGGCTTCCTTCCATTGTCCAAAGATCTACACTAAGGGACCGCCGATGGCTCGAATTCTATCAGCATTCGGGCATTTTTTGAAAGCCTCCCGCTATTTTGTCCTCCCTTACCGTGAGCAAGGCGGCACGGCAAAAATCAATAGGTTCGATCAATACCAAAACATCAGGCCATGAAATTGTTGTTTCCTCGGAAGCAACGCGTTTTGAAACGCAATATTGTAAATAATCCAGATAAACTCGGCGTTTATTAAAGCCCCATGATATTGCCATCTTGTGAACTTCCCACGCGGCGGCAATGTCTGTGCTGGGATACCAACCTGGATTGTCATAATCAGAATCGACGCTATGCCGAAAACCATCTACTTCTTTCCAGTAATTTTTATCCCGACTCCAGCCCATTACATTTTCCGCAACCAGTGCATCTATCTCGCGATCTGCGGGCATGTTCAAAATCTTAGAGATCAATAAATCGAGTTCGGTCATTTTGTTACCAATCTTATGTTATCAATCGAAATAAGAGTAGCTATTCCATTATCTAGTTCTACCCTGGCCATCTCTCCGAGTAGAGTAAATTCTAAACTTGCAAAGGTGCCAATATACCCCTTCCATGCTCTACCTATCACCAACACCCGGTCACCTAGTTTAGGCTCTCCAATGTGAAGTTCAGATATTTTGACCATTGTCCCTTTCCTTGATTTTTTTGGATTATAACCCGTCCGGCGCATTTATTCTTCAACGCTGCGATCGGGATCATATTGTCTTAAAAATATCTATTATAAATTTTGCATCCTTCGGGGATAATCTTCTTTTTCCTATGAGATAAGCCGTTGTGTCAATTAATTTATTGACCATTGCTTTGGCAACATTCTTATCTCCGCCGCCATTGAGCCAATGCACCCGAGTAGCCGCTTTATCCCTCGAATCATGATCACTATCTCCATGCCACCTGCCATCCGGCGAATAAAAGCCCACTGTAAAAAGTCCTGGTTCAGAATTGATGTAGACCCACATTTCAGCCTCGTTTTGCTTCTTGAATTCTTTTTAGAATATTAAATCTCTGCAAATCAAGTCCGCATTTAGGACACCATCTTTCAACTCCTGTTCCATAACATTCAGTGCACATTTCTGGATCATTTTCGTCATAATAAAGTGGATCTTCTTCATAGCGATCAATCCAGCCATCTTCACAACCTATTTGGGTGCACTGACGAACATGAATCTCGGGGTTTCCGCATTTGGGGCAAACAGTGTCTTCAATTTCATAATCGTCATCCATAAGTTCTCCTAAAACGTCACGATCCCACGATCTTCGTACACCGAGCCTCCAGGGGTATACAGTTTCGCCCGATCCATCCCGCACACCAGAGCGGCGATCGGGTCGATCCGTTTGGTTCGTACTACTGCGTGTCCCCGGTGCTCCTTCACATATTTAATCTGCCCGTTGCCATTCTTGAAGATGCTGGTATTGCCAAATGTCCAGCGAACAAGTGGGTTGCCCTCATGGCTGGCCTTGTGCTCCCGAAGTAGTGTTTCGACGATGTTCATCGGGTCGGTCAGTTCCTTGACAGTCTGGTCGATGGCTTTATAGGTGATGCCGGCCGTTTCCAGCCGTTGCAGCAACATAGTGGCAAAAGAGGGGTCGGTACCGAGCTCTTTCACGTTGTAGTCTTTTTGGATATCCAGAATACGGTTTTCGATCGTCATATAGTCTATGGAATCACCTGGCGTCGGGGTGATCCATCCTGCTGCAGCCCATTGGTCATAGGGCACATGATCGGTTTTGACGCGCTCTAGCAACGCTTCCTCCGGGATCCAATTCTCCCAGCTCCAGCGCCAGTCCTCATGGTTCGCTTGTGGCGGAAAGATCAGGCATACGGAGCTAAGGTCGGTGGTAGTAGAGAAATCGCCGCCCAGGTAGCAATCCTCGCCCAGCATGTCCTCCCGCTTCCAGTTGCCGCGCGCAGAGTCCCACAGGTCCAGTGGTAACCAGCTGCTCAACTTGGTCGTGACCCATTGGTTCAGGTTCAGCCAGCGAAAAAGACGCTCATCCGCTGGGTGCAACTTCGCCTCCTGGGCCAGGTCGCGCAGGTCTTCGATGCGGATGGTGGTGCCCAGGCTTGGGTTGGCTTTTTTCCAGTTCTTTTCGTTCCAAATATTCTTCCCCTCATACGCATAAATGACCGGGTACCAGGTGGGGATATCCCTGGACTTGTCCCCACTCCGGCGCCTGGCTTTCAAAATGGAGACGGCCTTTTCATGGACCTCCCAGGCAATGCTGGTCCGATCGGGATCGTCGCCGGCTGTTGTCACGAACCACCAGATCGGCTGCCGCCTGGCCAGACCCGAGCCCTTGAGCATCACATCGTAAAGATATCGGTTGGGCTGCACATGCAGCTCGTCGAAGATGCAGCAGCTCAGATTCCATCCGTGCTTGGTGTATGCCTCTGCAGAGATCACCTGCAGTTTGGTGCCGGTCTCCTTGTTCAGGATCTCCTTGACGCTGTCGGTGATCTTCACGCGCTTCAGCAGATCCGGATCCTGCTCGATCATTTCCACCAATGGCTCGTAGATGTCCTTGCGCGCCTGGTTCTTATCGCCCGCACACAAAACGATCTGGCCGTTCGGTTCGGATTTGTTGAATAAATGCAGGATACCTACCCCTGCGATCAGCTGGCTCTTGGCGTTCTTCTTCGCCGTCTCGATGTAGATATATCGGTATTGGCGGATGCCGCGCTCGTTGAGTGTGCCGTATACGTCCCGGATGATCTTCTCCTGCCAGGGCATGACCGCGAACGGTTGGCCGTGAAAGTCGCCGGTCAGTTTCAGGATGCTGATCCTCTGTACTGCATAGTCAGCCAGGGCCACATCGATCATGGGTTAGTTTCCTTTTTCCGTTCTTGCGTGGCCGTCGATCAATAGATCTGTCGCACTCTTCGGTTTCTCTGCAGGTTTCTCGTTCGGGATTGCACCTGCCCGGGCTCGAGGCGTGAGATACAACGATTGGCGCATGGCCAGGATCATTTTCCTTTTGGCATCGACGCGCGCATCTAGTTTGATGATCTCGTCCATCGCCCCATTGACCGAATTGATCAGCAGCAGAAGTGCTTTCACGTCAATGTCTTGCTTCTTGCTGTTGTAAATTTTATTCAGGGTTATTTGATCCTTGTTGTAATTATCCATCGCCGTGGACCGCAGCCCATCGATCTGGGCCAGCTGCTCGCTGGCAATGCAATAATCGATCAGCAGCCCTTTATCTAAGATGGACACGATACGCGCGTCGAGCGTGAAATACAGGCTGACGGTCTCCTTCCATACCGCCTGGCTTATTGCTCCGGTTAGTTCGGCCGGCGCCTTCACCGTCAGCGGTTTCCGGGGCGTGAGCGCCGCTTCATGCTCCGCGCGCTGGGTGCGATCGGCCTTGATTTCGTGTCTAACGATTAAATCCTTGCTTTTTCTGGCTGGCATAATTTAAACAGGATTTCTCACATTGGGAAAAATTTTCTTAAAGACCCAGCCAACCGGTACACTGCGAAGGGTCATAAGGTTTAGAAGCCGCCCCAGTATATCAATGCCCACTTTTAAGTGAGTTACACATAAAGTGGGCGAGTTGTACGTTGCTCGGCTCATGTTTACCACCTCCTACTAAAGGAACGATGTGATCAAGTGATTTACTTCCTGGATGTGGAAAATTTAATGTTTGATCTACAGGTTGTCCGCAGATACCACAGATCCAATGGTCACGCACGAATATTTCTTTTCTGATCACTCGTGCTATAAATGCATTTCTCTCTCGTGCACGACGTGCCTGATTTTGGTTTGCTTTGTTTTCTTTCTCTCTTGCCATCTCTGTCATTAATTGACAAGACTGCGAGCAGTGACGTTGGCTGTGAGAGCTGGTCATAAATGTCTCTCCGCATACCTTACAAGTTGCTTCATGCTTCGGTTTTGATTGATACTTAGCGTGAGCATGACATTTATGTGAGCAGAATTTTGCTCTATCCAGTTTGCTTAAGAATTTGGTTCCGCAAAATTCACAAATCTTTTCCACAAGTCCCTTGGGGACGTAGACTTTCTTTTCTTTTCCTGGGAATATCATTCTCCAACGCGTAAAATCTGCGGAGGCACATTGTCTTGAACAATATTGATTGCGATCTATGTGTTTAGTCGAGTATTTCTTCAGGCAATACTTGCAAGTAAATGTGTGCCAGGCGCTGGTCTCTGGGTACTCTTTATGCCATAGATAACAGCACGCATCAGAACAGAAACGTTGATGTGGATGATTCTTCGCTACCTCAAATTGAGTGCCACAATATTTACAAATCATAGTCATCATTTGTGCACCATTCTACCCCAACGACCATCAGACCTGGCTGTCTTCCGACTGTGACAAGCGTGACACAATGCTTGCAGGTTGCTTTCATCATCTGTGCCTCCATTTTTTTTTGAAATAACATGGTCCACGTCCGTTGACTTCTCAGGGTTGGTATGAACTTGATCTGGATCTGCACACCACGGATGCCTTGATAAAAATCTTGCGCGTATTCTCCGCCAATTATTTCCGTACCCTCTTTCAGGCGCAGTCGGCCTAGCACCATCTAATTCCTTTTGCCTTTCCCTGCTGTGAATTTCACACAGGCGGCTGTGTTGCGCAGCAGCACGTGGGCATCCTGGATGCGAGCATGGACGCGGCGCTTTGTGTGGCATCACTTTTCTCCTTCAGCCGGGATGATCTTCTTGCGAGCAACGATCGCCCGCTGGATCTGCCTGCTTTTGACTGACCAGTTGAACGGCGCACCACATTGACAGCAGTGACCACGCAACTCATGCCACAACCCGCCGCCTGCATGGACCAGCACGTGCCCTTCGACGTAGACCTCCTCGTAGATCTGATTGCCGCATACGCACATGATTGGCACGGGCGGGATGGTGTCGGTCATGTTTCCTCCTCTGCATCGCATTCCCGCCAGTAACCGTCCTGCTCCGTGTAATTCGCATTCAACATGATCACATCCCCCAACCCGCTGAATGGACCATCGCCTGATCTCATCACTGCCAAGTACCGACGGGTGGTGATGTTCGACAGTCTCAGCAGCCGTGCCCCGTTGTTGATCAGGATCGACGCATGCATCGTTGGGTGCCGTTCCAGCTGTCGCCGGACATATTCCTGGAACTCCAGCTGAGCCCAGTAACTGAACGTTTCCCGGTCACATTGCCTGGCTTCATCCATCCTTGCCAGGCTTTTCGTTGTTCCGAGTTCAAACTTTTGTGCCTGTTTTTTCAACACTTCGTTGACTCGTTCGCATTCACGCATTAATTCGGTTTTTGATCTGGTCATCTTTTCCTCGACGAATTTACAGGCTCCAACGATTTCTCACTCACACACACTCTCTCACTCACTCTTATATATATATTAAATAAAGAGACTTTTCATTACTCTCAAAATGGGGTAAATGGTCGCGCCTCCTGAACCCGTTTTCCACCGCGTGCATACACGCGGTATGCATCCTTTTTCGGACCCTTTTCGGCCTTCAGTTTTTGGAGATTCGCCACCGCTTCGACCAGCCAGGCCGGCACGTGCCGCACCCGCTTGACCTTCTGTCCGCATGTGAAACAAACCGGCGGCAGCCCCAGCCTTTCCCGGGTCTCCGGGCGCTTCGGGTTATAACCCTTAGTGGCTATGCGCTGGGCGACTGACGGACTTGGCTTCCCTTCCGGGGTCAGCACATTGCACTCAATCGAAACGGCCCGCCAGGACGGGTTCCTAGCATAGGCTTTTTGGAGTTGTCGAGAGAGACGATCTACGCTTCGAGTTCTCATAGTGCGTTCAAATTTGGGGGTGTTCCAAGCTGAAACAGGGCATTCCTGCGGCGTTGGTCATTTAGTATGGCCGGCTGGCTTAGTGTTTATAATGATTGGGGCAATATAATTGTTTTTGATCCGTCTGCGCCATTCAATGAATTTGGACGGAGAAGAAGTTACAATGCCGGTCTTTACCCAATCTAAAGCAAACAGTGCACCTTCCAAGAATGCTTTTTCGTCAGAAGTTTTATCTTCGAAAGACAATCTCAATAAAACTCTTTCCTTATCGATCGTTTTTTCTGTATACATTCTTCCTCCTCGCTTCCATATGCTGGCGGTGCAGATCCTCGCAGTCCACGCAGTGACGCATGCCGAGCATCGGCAAACAGGCATTCTTCAGCGGGATCTGGCGGCCGCAATAGGCGATCAGCAGCAGCCCGTCGAAGCGGATGATGCAATGCGTCTGGTCGGCGATCAGCGAGGGTTTCACCCAGCGCTTCAGGTACAGGCGGGGATTAGTGACGGTGACCATTGCCTTTGTCGCCTTTTTTTATCAAGGCTTTCCCGGCGGCCAGGCTGTCGTGCGACATGCCCTGCTCTCCATCGGCGCACCAGTCCATTGGACGCACCGTGGGCCAGACAGCGACCGGGCCTATCTGCAGTAGATAAGGCGTGGGTGGGTGACGGCGGCAAATGCCCGATCCATCCGCACTTTTCAGGTCGGGAGAATAATAGATGCACATTGTGCAAGAAGCTGGTGTCATGATTTTTCCCTTTTCGTTGGTTGATTCCATTGATCAGCCGCCTATCCGGAGCCCGCGCTCGAACGCCATGATCACGGCCGTGGCGGCTTTCGCAGCCAGAATGATGACCGAAGAGGGTGGTTGGACTTTGTCAATAGGCCCATTTAATTTCATGGCAAAGCCGATCAATCCGATCATCTCGTCGTAAATATCTTTTTCGATTTCATCCAAAGTTTCATTGGCCATTGTTTCTCTCCGAACCGAGGCGGCATCAAGCCGCACTCGGCAGTCCTGACGATTTAGGTCGTCAGGACATTCCCGGCAGCGGATCGATCTTCCACTCCTTCCATGCCAGGTAAACGTACCCGATCCCTTTCTCCATCCAGGTATACAGGCAGAACGGTTGCCCGTCCTTCGGCCCGAACTCGCCCCAGATCTTCTCGACGTCCGGGATCTTGCCGGCCTGCTGGAACTTGTAGCGGTGCAGCCCGTTCTCCAGGATGACGCCTTCTATCATCGCCACGGGGCTGGCTGCCGCGAGATTATTCATCTTTCGTTTCCGTAGGAACGGGATTGGGCTCGTAACTCATGGCTTTTTCCAGCCAATCCGCCGGCAGTTTTACTCCCCATGTTACAGCGACGCCCTGGAGATAAGTTGCTGTGGCCACCGGGCCATCGTCTTCGACGTCGTAAATATCGTTTTCCAGCATGTCATGAAGGATGGAAATTCTGCAAGCCCGCAGTTTCTCTTTTCTGGATGAGATCTTGCTTCCGTCATCCTGAAAATGTTCGAAATCATCTTCGTCGATTCTTGCCATTGCCATCAGAAACCCAAGGTTGTCGATCGGGTCCAAGAGCGTGGCGAATAGCAGATCTACTTCGGTCTCCTCGAATCTCCTGCTGGCTTCCCGGAGTTTCTGTTCGTGATCGTATTTCTTTTGCCAGTCGGCATTCGATCCGCGGGAGGTCTCTGCTTTCTTTTCTTCCTTTTTCGCTTCGACGATTTCCGGGGCAACCGTGACCAGTTCGATCACTTCGGACCTAGTAAAGGCGTGACTGTTCTGCGCAGGCTTGATGTGCAGGCGCAGGTTGGGATCCTTCGCCTCGACCAGGGCTTTTTGCTTATCGTCCCATCCCGAATCCAGCACCACAAAGCCGGCATGCGCTTCATCGACACTCAGCGCTTTGATCTGCAGGCTTTTTTCTTCCTTGGCAAGCTGGACCTGCGTCCAGGCGTCCTTTTTGCGGGAATGGCAGACCTTCCAGGTGCAGTAATGGCTGCCCGCCGCTTTAACGTGATCACTACAGGCGCTGCAGGCTGGCGGATTGATCAGCCGATCCAATCGGTCGACCGTTTCAGGATCCGCACCCTGGGCAATCAATGCATCGACGCTAACCAGCCCGCCGTGGAGCTTATTGATCCAATCTTTTAGGTCGCCGTCATGAACGATCAAACCAACGCCCGGGATTGCTTTTTGGGCAAGTTTTAGATTGGCATCTCCAGAGACCGATAAAGGAGTTAGATATTTGGCGATCGTTTTTGTCGGCATGATCAGGTCCCATAATCCGGGGCCTGCAGATGCCTCGCCGCCTCGCCACCCTGGGAACATCTTGATGATTTTATTTTTGAATGCCAGGCTGTCCATGATATCTTCGACGATCTTGTCGGCCGGCTGGTTTCCCTCGATGATCTGTTTTACCGCATCTTCGATCATATCCGGAGCCACACGCACCAGCACCAGCAACTGCCGCGCTGCGCCCACCGTGATCTCTCCACCGGCCAGTTTCTCCTGTGCCAACTTTGGCAGTCCGAGCAGCCGCACGGTTCCGCGCACGGTCGCCTCGTCGCAGTTGAAGAACTCGCCGGTCTCGGCGCTGGATTTTTTGAAGGTTTCCATGTACGTGCGCATGGCCTTCGCCCGCTCGACCGGGTTGAGATCCCGCCGCTTGATGTTCTCCGAGACCGCCATTTCGAACATCTGCAGATCGTCCAGCTCCTTGATGAAGCAGGGGATCTGCCGGTAAAACATGCGCTTTTCGCTATCGTCCGAAGTCGCCAGCAACTTGAATGCCGCCACCCGGCTGTGACCGAAAGCCAGTTCGTAAATGTCGTTATGCTTGCGCACCGTCGGCGGCTGCAGCAGGCCATTCTTTTCGATGTTGGCCGCCAGCTCCGCCACCGCGGCGGCCGCCTGGCGTACCTGGAACGGGTTCGAGACGATCAGTGCGATATCGATCAATCCCGGCGCTTCGTTCATGATTGCACCTCCGTGAATTGCATTTCCCGCTTGGCAAGCCGCAATAATTTATGCTCTTTCGCAGACACGCGCTTGCCGTTGACCATCCAGCCGCGGAATGTTCGACGTGCAATGCCCTGGTCGATCATCCGCATCCGGATTTGGAGTTTTGTTAATTTCAGGTCGTTCATGCCGGCACCGCCTGCAGAGTAAAGATCCCCGCTCCATTGGTCACCACGGTCAACAGGCCTCGTTCTGGATGGCTCAGGCGTATGCCCGCGGCCAGGTTACCGGCTTTCAACATCAAATGGAGGTTTGGCCCTCTAATTTTCCTGCCGGTCTCTGGACCATCCAGGATCGTATAAAGAATCTGCTTGCGGTGTTTTTTCTCGGGAGCGATTTCTTTAGACACTTTTTTGGGCCTGCCTCCTGCGTGCTTGATCGATGTATTTTCGATATTTCCGTTCGGGTTGAATAGGGCCTTCAGAGCGACAGCCTGGCGCTCGTCCTCAACTGTCAACTCGAAGGTATCCGTCACCATGATGCGCTTCCCGCCACATGCTGCTTCCAAGCCGGCAACCACACAATCCAAGTCTTCCCGGCTAATCGGGGTCTTGATATGAATTACTTGTTCATCCATCGGATTCTCCTTTTCTAAACGATTGGCACTTTCAAAAAATAATTACATCAACCCGGGCTGGCTGGCGTCCCCGAACTGCTGCCGGGCGGACGCTTTCATCGCGCTCTCGGTCTCCAGCATGTCGATCGCCTTCGGGTGCAGCTCCCGCTCGCAAAATTCGAGGAACTCGTCCAGGCTGGCCGCCAGGTAATAGCCACCATTTTCACCTGGCGCCGAGCAGATCAGGTGCCCCGCCCGTCGCAGGTCATGGATGCACTGGCGCGCCTGGCGCTCGTTCACCTCGAACCCTTCCAGCCGCAGGCCCACCAGCAGCGACACGCGCCCGATCGCTTTCCCTTTCCCGACGTGGAAGGTCAGCACCCGCAGCAGCGCCCGGTCCAGCCCGGCCGGCATGTCCGCCAGCAGAAGATCGTAGGTTTTATTGGTCATAGTTCTCGCAATGCTTTCAAAGCCAGCAGTTGCTCCAATAACTTTCCGCACTGGATTGCCAAGGCAGTATTATTCCGGTGGTGGGCGAGATACAGGTTCGTTGCACCGTTCTCTTGATTTTCAGGGAGTTTTGAAAGGGTCAGATATCCGTCGGCCAATTGGTTGTAGGCTTCTTTTTCGCGTTGTGTGTTTTTGATGTCTTCCAATAATGTTTTGTTGGATATTTTTATGGCCATAAGATCTCCTTTTCTAACCGGTGGCGTGCCGGGTTGGGAGGAGGCTCCCGGCACGCCTTTACCGATATTCTGAACGGGGCGGGGGGGACGCCCTGATCATTCAGATGGCGGGTGTGGGGTTAATCGGATTGCCCACACCCTTCAGTTCATCAGGCTGCGTTGCTCGCCTGTGCCGGGTTCTCGTCTGGGCGCTCTGGTTTCCGCCGATCCGGCCTGCCTGCGTCACCCAGATCAACCGCAGGCGCCACACCCTTTCCAGTTACTACCGGCATTCAAATTTGGGTATAAACGGTGGGGAGGGTTCGAACCTCCGTCGGCTGCGCACTCCGACCGCTCCCAGCGCCACCACGGATCACTATGCAGTTGCCCTATGTAATCCGTCGACAGTCTCATTAGTTCGTAATAATTTCCCGGATGGGTTCCATGTTGCCGATGCACAAATTCAGATCGGCGGTGCACAACGGCTTCCCGACTTCCACGTCGAAATAAAGGTCGTCGGTCTGCGGCTCGACGTAGATCGTGCCGGCATCCGTCGTTTCAAATGACACGATGGCGTGGCCTGCGGTATGGGTAAACAAGATCCCGACGCTGTGCGCATCGATCCCCGAGAAGCGGGCATTGCGTGTCAACAGTTCCGCAAAATCGCCGCAATAGAAGCCGGGGACGACCACACCGTCCACGATCCTGGCAGATTGGTACGAATGCTGGTCGGTGTCGTCCCAGTTCAAAAATGCCACAACCTGCGACAGCGAGACCGGTCGATAGATCACCGGGTGCAGCTGCGGGGTTGGGGCCGTGAACAAACTGAAGGTCAGGAAGAGCGCCAGGATCGAGTTCATTCGATGCCTACTTTTTGTTCCCGTCCCGGGCGTGCTGCAGGTGCGCCAGGGCGTTGTCGAGCAGCTCGTTGTCGAACCGGACCTCCCGGATCGCCTTGATGATGGCAGCCTCGGCATGCTCGATCTCGTCGGCGGTCTTGTAGGGCAGGTGCTTGGCTTCGTTCGCTTCGAGCACGGCGATCCGCTCCCGCATGCTTTTGAACTCTGCGTAGGTCTTGCCGATGTAGATCCCGGCGACCAGGGCAGCCAGAACGAATATAGTGATCAGCGCAGTGCAAGCCATATCGCACCCCCAGCCAGGATGAGAACGATCAAGGCGATGATCAGCAGGTAAATCGTAGTTTTATGCATATTCCTCCTGAAAAGTTCTGACAGAATGGGCTTTATGCCGTAGGATGAATGTATGAACTCAAGAAACCATGCCGGAGACCGGCTGACCGTAATGCATCGGGCACTCGAGGTTGTCGCCCTCTTTTTCGAAGCAGGCGCACAGCCGGCCGTCCATCAACGGCCACGCACTGTGGATCGTCGATCCGTTTACCCCGGTCTCGACCTCCGGCTGCTCCGGCACCAAGACTGTGAAGCCGGCCGGCTCGCTGGCCTCGAATGTCGCATCTTTCACAACCATCACATTCTTTGGAAGTACCACCACCTGGTGATAAATCCGGACGTCCGAAGAGGGATAAACGAGCACATATGGATTGCCCCACAATTCCCAGCCCTGCGCCATGAATTCATTCACAAGCATGTCGAGCAGTTCAGGCGTGTTAGCGAAAGCGGTCTTGTATTCGTATTTCATGATTTACCTCCCGACGATCAAATAAAGGATGATCACTGCCACCAGGCACCAGAACGGGATCACGAAGAAAAGAGAGTTGAGACAGCCTTTGAAGAAGTTCATCACGCCCTCCTATTTCAAAATAAAGATGTCCAGGAATGGCAATTTGACAAACCCGAGATCCGCCAGGATCACCGCCGTTGCAAGCAGCACGAGCAAGACGATCGCGGCCAACAGGATCGAATCGAAAATATGAATGGGTGTTGGGTTATCTCTTGGGTCCTTCATCCCTCGCCTCCGATCAATGATTCCGTTTCTACAGGAACGCTCCGGCTTTCCCACCAGGTGTCTACCGCATCCAGTAAGATCGCCACCCGCGCCGGGTTCGGGACGTTCGGTTTCTCAGGTTCAACTGCCAGTCCAGGTATTGCGCGACCAGGTATAACGACAAAACTGCCAGTGCTGCTGTCCATTCCATCAGTCCTCCTTGCTATGAGATGCCGGAGCATCCCATTTCCCGCCGATCACTTCGATATTTGCGGCAAAGCGTTCGCCAATCTTTGGTTCCGGCCGGCGAATGCGACCTTGCTTTTCAAGTTTGTTCAAATAAAAGAGCACCAGGCTCGTGGAATTGACCCCCACCGCCTCGCCGATCTCCCGGATCGTCGGAGAATTGCCATCATGATTTTGTTTATAAGAAACGATGAAAGCAAAAACCCGCACCTCGCGCGGCATGGTGGGATCTCGATAAGCAGATCGAATAATCTTGTGGCGGGGTGGACCAATATAGGTGCCGAGTTCAATATGGTCTCTCATGCCGGCTCCTCTACTGACAAGACCGCCTTGCCATCCACGGCCGTGACTTTGATGCCCTTCGGCGTCCGCATATCGAAATATTCAAGAATGATCTGGTTGAGAGTGAGCGAAAAACCATTCTCCCCATTATTTCGAATAGCACATTCACCCATAATCAAATCGTGAACTTCTGGGCGAAAATTTACGTTCCTTTGAATACGAACTGGTCGATCGGACATAATATGCTCCCAATTTTCCTACCGTATTGGTAATTTATTTACCAATCCAATAGTACAACTTTTGCTAGGCTTTGTCAAGTCTTTTACCAAATTGGTAACATATTAATTTTCAAAATGGATAAACTATTTACATGGAACTAGCCACGCTTGAATTCACCGAATGGTTCAATAAATGGATGAAAGACAGCGGCCTCGGCGTGAGAGAAGCAGCTAGAAAAATAAAAATTTCCCACCCTGTTATTTCCGATCTGCAGTCTGGGGCTAAACCAACAGAAGGAACATGTGTAAAAATTGCAATTGCAACCAATAACCCCGCTGATGTAATTCTATCTTTGGCGGGTTATATGCCTCGACCGAAAGAAGATCCTCTTGTTAAAGTGATCACTTATTTAGCCGAACAACTCCCAACCAACGAAGAAAAAGAAGATGCCGCGGAGTATATCCGTATGCGTGTCCGCATCGCTCAGGAACGGGGGAAATATGATACCGACAAGAAAAGAGCTTCGAGACCTAAATCGGATTGATCAAATTCGAATTATTTTTTACTTGCTCCGGTTGCATTCACGCTTACCGGCTTTGCCAGCGCCAATCCATTTCGCTATCGTTGCCAGTTTGTGGATGTTCATTTTGATGTTGATCGCACCGTTCAAGGTGATGTCCATCCCGGTTATCTATGGCGGCGGGATCTCGTTCGCTTTATTATTTCAACCTAGGAGGAAATAAGAAATGCCAGAAAACACAGTTAAACCCTACCTACCTACGGTGATTGTTTCGTCTGAAAAAGGTAAATCCGACATCCATTTGGTCGTTCCTAATGACCAAATATGGTTATATGCGATGATGGAACGCCAGGAAAAAGTTCTCAATGGGATCAAGACAGCCTGTACGATCATTGCTGTCTTGATAATTCTGACAGTAGTTATGGCTGCCTGCAGCGCACTCAAAATCATCTAGATTCATAAATGCGCTTCGCCATCCTCACCGCCGTCAGCTCCAAGGTCCAGGCCGCCGAAGGCAAGGACAGTCTCCCGGTCCAGGAGGAGAACTGCCGGCGCACCGCCCTCGCCAAGTCCTGGACTGAATCCGCCGGCCCGTTCGTCATCCCCGGCCAGCCCCGTACTGGCTACGTCAACCTGTCCGATGCCGAGTTGGAGATGCCCGCCCTGGCGGCTATGCTCGACGCCGCCCGTGACGGCGCCTTCGACGTGCTGGTGCTCTACGACTACTCCCGCCTGCGCGACCTGATCGCCCTGGTGGCTGCCTCCCTCGCCGATTACAACGTCCAGATCTACAGCCTGGCCCAGGCCGTCGAACCTGTGCCGCCTGACCAGTTCGACGCCGCCAGTGATACCGTCTGGTTCCTGCAGACCTCCGGGGCCATGACCTCCCGGGCCGAGATCAACGCGTTAAAGAGACGCTTCCGGATCGGCATGCCCGGGCGCGTGATCAACAAAGGGCTGCATCCGCTGGGGAGACTTCCTTACGGCTATCGCAAGCCGCCCGGTCATGAGACGGACCGCCAGGTCGTCCCGGAACCAGATCCGGCCACGGCTCCCGCCGTCCTGGTCATGCGCGACCTCCTACTCACCGGCCGTTCCCTCTCCCAGATCGCCGCCGCCCTCGACTCCGCCGGTTATCCCACCCGCCTCGGCCGCCCCTGGCACCCCGACACCATTCGCCGCATCCTGCGCAATCCGTACTACGCCGGCGTTGTGACCTTCGGGGTACTGCGCCGACAGAAAGATTCCCGCCACTCCCGCAAAGGCCGTGTGGTGCGCTCCAGCGCCCCGGTCCAATCCGGGCCCGGCAGGCACTCCCCCCTTTGGGACGAACCTGCCCAGCGCCGCATTCTCGACGAGCTCGCCCGCCGTGGCCGTGCCTTTTCCGGCCATCGCACCGCTCGTCTTTCCGGGCTGTTGGTCTGTGCGGAATGCCGGCATCTGCTCTGGGTTGGATATAACAATTGGACCGGCCATCCAGCCGGCGACGATTGCCGTAGATATTTCTGTCCTTCCCAAACCCCCCAGCATCTCCGCATCAAGGAGATCGACCTGCTCCCGGAGGTTTCTTCCCGCCTGACCGCCGCCCTGGCACACCTGGAAGCCATCCCGGCCTCTTCCCTCGCCTCCGACCCGCTCCCGTTTCTACGGAAACAGATCGCTGATCTGGAGACCCGTCAGGGGCGCCTGCTCGAAGCCTACCTCTCCGGGTCCATCCCGCTGCCTGAATTCAAGGACCTGAAGGCCGGTCTCTCCGCCCGCCAGGCCCAGGCGAACGCCGATCTCCTGCATGCCGAGGACACCGCCGCCCGCCAGGCCGAGCGTACCGCCGGCCGCCGCGCCCTGGCTGACCGCCTCGAGCGCCTGCCGGCCTGGGTCCGGGAGGCTGACCCGCAGACGGTCAACGCCATCCTGCACCAGGTCCTGGATCATATCCTGGTCACCGCCGATGGGGAGATCGAGCTCGTCTGGCGGAACTAAATATTCTGACGAACTCATGTTTATGTTCGCTGTCTCGGGCATCATCTGGACCAAAATGCTTCTGCCGGATAAAAAGGCGAAGATCCTGGGGATTCCCAACCGGGTTTTCATTGCCGTTGTCGGCTCTGCCTTTTGCGTC